CTTGATGACGGCACCGGCCCGCAGGAGGGTGAGGACGAAATTCCCGAGACGCCTGAGGACCCGATCAGCCGCCCTGGCGATCTTTGGCTGCTCGGCAATCATCGATTGCTTTGCGGTGACAGCACGGTTGCGACAGATTACGAAAAAATACTCGGGGGCGTGAAGGCAGATCTCTGTTTTTGCGATCCACCCTATAACGTTGATTATGCCGGTGGCGTTGGGGCTGAGAAAGCGGGTAAGGGCCGTCGCATCAAGAACGATGCCTTAGGCGATGCATTCGCGCAGTTTCTCTACGACGCCTGCGTGCTGATCAACGCGCACACCGACGGCGCCGTTTACATTTGCATGTCGTCCAGCGAGTTGCAGACGCTGCAGGCGGCATTCAAGTCCGCAGGCGGTCACTGGTCGACCTTCATCATCTGGGCGAAGGACCGCTTCACACTGGGCCGCGCTGATTATCAGCGGCAATACGAGCCGATCCTCTATGGCTGGCCTGAGGGCGTGAAACGCCACTGGTGTGGCGATCGGGACCAGGGCGATGTCTGGAACATTCAGCGGCCATCAAAGAATGATCTGCACCCCACCATGAAGCCGGTGGCGCTGGTCGAACGCGCCATCCGGAACTCCAGCCGTAAGGGCGATCTTGTGTTCGACCCTTTTGGCGGCAGCGGCACGACGCTGATCGCTGCGGAAAAGACGGGGCGCCACGCGTCGTTGATCGAACTCGATCCGAAATATGTCGATGTCATCGTTCGCCGTTGGCAAGAGTTTACCGGCCGAGAGACACAATTGCTGGAAACGGGGCAGAGCTTCGAGGCCGTCGCGCAGAACCGGAGGGTAGGCCATGCAGCAATCGCTGTTTGAACACCTGGGATTTGATCTGCCCGACACCGAATTTGACAGGCCAGATGTCGAATGCAGTCATGATCTGGAGGTTGGCAAGGCCGCCGAGCACTTGGTGTGCGCCGACCTCATCATGAGCGGCTATAGGGCGTTTTTGAGCGATCAGGGTCTACCATATGACATTCTAGTGGATATTGACGGAACGCTTTTGCGCGTGCAGGTCAAATCAACCCGGAAGCCGAAAAACCATGATCCGAAGACAAGGGTCACGCCCGGGTATTTGTTCCAGCTTCGACGCGCGGGCAAAGGTGGGCGGCGTCGGTATCCAGAGAATGCGTTCGACCTTTATGCCCTTGTCGCACTCGATAGGCAGGCAATCGCCTACCTGCCGGTCATTGATTGCTCCAATCAAACCATTGCCCTGCGCGTTCCCGGTGAACGTTACCTCCAAAATGGCAGCATGAACCGGGAGTTTCAGGAAGCGAGTTTTCGTCATGCGCTGAACCGCTTGGGTTTTGAGACATGAAGCAGTCTCGCCTCATGTCGCTGATCGAAGCGATTACTAACGTTGTTGTCGGATATGTTCTCGCCGTGGTGACGCAAATCGTCGTGTTCCCATTGTTTGGCATCGATGCTGCACTGAGGGAGCATTTGACGATCGGCTTGGCTTTTGTTGGCGTATCTTTGGCTCGGGGATATCTGCTGCGACGCTTGTTTGAGCGTCTTGGCAAAAGATTGTCAGGGCGCGATACTTCTATGTATGAGTCGTCAAAAGGATCTTAACACGCACCGGTCCTCCGATGGAGGCGAGGTGCCGAAAACGGTGCTGCCGCAAAATCTTGCGGCTTCGCTGCAGCACCTACCTGAGCATGACATTATGCGTCTCGCAGAGGCATTGGCGACCGAGTTGGACAGACGCGGTCTTACGGCCCCCAAGGAGAAAGCCAAGCCGCAAAGCAAAAGCGTGCCAGATCCGATCCTGTCACAGTTGACCCGATCACAGATCGGCTTGATCCGATCGTCTATCCAAGCAGGTGTGAAGCCCGCTACGTTGTCCCGCCAATTTGGCATTACGCGTGCACAGATCACGGCAGCTCTCAAAGAGGGCAAATAAAAAAAGGGCCAGCACAAGGCTGGCCCAGTCTGAGGCAGATGAAGTGGTGCGGGGAGCACCACTTCGAGCAGTTGAGGTGTCATACAGGCGAAACCTCATCCGCGAACTTCAGCATGCCGCGGGATTCTGCAAGAAATAGAGATGCTTAAAAGTGATTGAGTCACAGAGAAGCCACACATAGGTGAGTGGCAGACCGTGTGGTTTTGAATAATGGCACTGCGGATGGCAGGCCATAGATACGGCCACGGCCGGCCTCAACCTGTGATATGATCTCAAGGCCATGCCGCTTCTTGAGCGCACCGGACAGCGCACCGCGCACGGTATGTGACTGCCATTGGGTGGCTGCTGCGATCTCGGTAATTGTAGCGCCTTGGCTTCTTTGCAGCATGTTGATGATGATCTGCAGCTTGGTTTGGCGTGGGTATAGTGTGTTGGTCGTTTCGGTCATAGGTCTCTCCAGTTCGTGTTGCGCGCATTGCGCGTCTGTACTGGTACGAGCCCCGCACACGGCGAGGCTGATCTTGTGAGACCCAATAGTGTTAGATCAGTTGGAGGTCCTTAAGGCAGGCGGTTGCATCGACGAGTTGGTTTGTTGGTACCTCGACGGTGATGGTCATGCTGTCAGCGAAAGTGCTGGCGTAAACACCGCCATCGTCCATCAGGGCGATTTCGATCTCGTCGAGGACGGTAGTGATCCGGCTTCGGTCAAACTGTTCTGGCAGGGTATGAATGGGGAGCCGAATGCTGGTGGTTTCCATGGGGGTTACTCCGCGTCCTCTTTGTGTGGTGTGGCAGCGATGTTCATCAGGGTCATCGTGAAAGGGTCCTAAGTTGCGTCTTTCTATGACGTAAGCTTCGCTCTACGGGCGCGCACTATCCAGTATAATCGCAGCAATTACATGGCTTTAATTCAAAAGTTAGTGTCACTTTATGTCCTCAGCCACCCAGCCCATCGGCGTGATCGCCAAGCTGCTTGATCTGTCGGAGCGGCGGGGCCAGCAGCTGAGCCGGGAGGGAGTGATCCCGAAGGCGGAGCGCGGGCAGTACGATCTGATCGGCTCGGTGCGCGGCTACGTGCGCTACCTGCGCGATCAGGCCGTTAAGGCTCAAGCGGGTGCGCCAGACTATGCGGCTGAGCGTGCCCGGTTCATTCGTGCCCGGGCCGACCTCGCCGAGATGGAGGCCGAAGAAAAGCGACTATCCCTCATTGCTGCTGACCAGATTGAGGCAGCATGGATTGCTGTGCTGGCGCTTCTTAGAACCCGTCTTTTGGGGCTGCCGGACCGGTTGGCGCCACAGATTTTTGACCAATCAACCGTCGGAGATACCCGGAACCTGATCCGTGCCGCTATCCGCGAGGTGCTTGATGATCTCGCGCAGCCAGACATTGAATTTGAGACCAACCTTGACCTTGAAAGGATCGCCGATCCTGAAGCGGACGGTTCAGAGGGCGTTAGCGGTTCTCAAACCACCGCCGGACCTGACAATAAGTGACTGGGCTGACCAAAATCGACGGCTGAGTTCAGAGGCCAGCGCCGAGCCCGGACAGTGGCGCACGAGCCGCGCGGAATATCAGCGTGGGATCATGGATGCGATCTCGGATCCGGCAGCGGAAACCGTTGTAATCATGTCGAGTAGTCAAATTGGAAAAAGTGAGTCGATCCTTAATATGGTGGGCTTCCATATTGACCATGACCCGGCACCGATAATGGTGGTCATGCCAACGGAGCGGGATGCGGAAACGTGGTCGAAGGACCGCTTCTCACCGATGGCGCGGGATACGCCGTGCCTACAAGATAAGATCGCCAATCCGAGATCTCGGGACGGCAATAACAAGATTCTGCATAAACGCTTTCCGGGCGGACATCTGACGATTGTGGGTGCCAATGCGCCGTCAGGCTTGGCGAGCCGCCCGATCCGGCTGCTGCTGTGTGACGAGGTGGACCGCTATCCGTTCAGCGCAGGCGCCGAGGGTGATCCGGTAAATTTGGCGCGCAAGCGGACGGTAACGTTCTGGAACCGCAAGATTGTGCTGGTCTCGACGCCGACGAACAAGGGCGCGAGCCGGATTGAGGCAGCGTTCGAGGAAAGTGATCAACGCCGGTTTTGGGTGCCATGCCCTGGGTGCGGAACTGAGCAGGTTCTGACCTGGAGCCAAGTCCGGTGGGATAAAGCGACTGACGGCAGCCATCTACCTGACACTGCGCGCTATCACTGCGCACAATGCGATGCGGTCTGGCGCGATGAGACAAGGTGGTCAGCTATCTCCAAAGGCCGCTGGATTGCCGAGCAACCCTTTTCGGGTACGGCTGGGT